GCGTGATCGCTGACAACCTGGCCAATGACGGTGAGGACATGGTGGCCGGTGACGGCACCGCCGCTTTCGATGCGGATCTCTTCATCGACGGGCAGGCAACCTTCGGCGACGCCATCGGCGGCCTGGCCGGCATCGCGTTCCACCCGACCGTGTACCACAACCTCAAGAAGACCGACAACATCTCCTTCGAGAAGGAGTCGCTCGGCGATCTGGAGGTGGAAACCTACCGTGGGCTGCGCGTGATCGTGGATCGCAACATGCCGCGCACAGGTGACGGCGATGAGACTCCGTTCGCGTACACCACTTACCTGTTCGGCGCCGGCGCTATCGGCTTCGGCCAGGGTGCCGCCCCGGTGCCCTCCGAGACTGACCGCGACTCCCTCGCTGGCGAAGACTACCTGATCACCCGCACCCACTTCCTGATCCACCCGCGTGGCATCGCGTGGCAGGAAGGTGGCGTGGCCGGTGAGTCTCCCACTAACGCTGAGGTAGCCGTGGCGGCCCGCTGGGATCGCGTGTATGAGCGCCCCCAAGTACGGATTGCCGCCATCCGCTCCAACGGCTGATCGACTGGGGCGGCCTTCGGGTCGCCCCGCTTTCTGGAGGCAGCATGAGTATCACCGGATTCAATCGCAGGCGGCGCGAACAAGCCGCACAGACACCCGAGCCGGCGCCCATGGTGGCGACGACTCCGCAGGCGCCCAAGCGGCGCCGCAAGCCCAAGGCCGCAGAGCCGGCCCAAACCGAGGAGTGAGCCATGCCCCGGCGCAGCCCGTATGTCACCCGCCCCGGCTGGGGTCGCAGTGCCGCCAGCGTCAGGAAGCGCGAGCGTGACCGCAAGCGCCGCTGGCTTGCTGAGCAAGGCATTACCCCCACCGACCCCCTCCGCGCCCTCATCGCCTCCCTCTACGGCGAAGGCCAGCAAGGCGCTATGTTCATCCCGCAGCCGCAAGTGCTGGGCGAGCAAGTGCTGTTCCAGGACGCGGGAGGAACTACCCCTGTGACGGCTGACGGTGATCCCGTTGGGCTAATGCTCGACATTAGCGACAGGGGCAATCACGCCACGCAGGAAGTCAGCGGGGCGAGGCCGATTTATAGAACTGATGGGACGCTGCATTGGTTGCAATTTGATGGCGCGTCCGCATGGATGTATGTGGATTACGCGCTAAACGACGCGGCTCCATTTCAGGTGCATTGCGCACTCGACATGCTTTTAACGGGCGCATCTGCTTTTAGGCGGGTTATGACGTTTGGCAATGGCGCCAATGCGAGCCAGATTACGTCCCAAACATCTGATGGGGATGTTGCGTACATAAGACGCGCCGATGCGTCCTCTGGAAAAAAAGTAAACCTTGGGCAAGAAGTCGGTTTTTACAAATTCATCTCATCGTGCATTTTTGATGATTTTTATATCAACCAAAACTTGGCGACTCAATCAAATGATTCCATTGCGAGCAGAGCTTCAGGTAAAGTTACTATAGGTGCTTCAGCCGGAGGCAGCGGCTTTGCCGAGGCGGATTACTACGGGATTGTGATGAGGGAGGGCGAGGCGGCCCGGAAAAATGACATCGAAAACTACCTAGCCTCTCTCTCAGGAGTCCATCTATGACCCAGACTCAATACCAGCTTCGCACCACAATAGCCACCCCTGCCGCCCACATGCCGGACGCGAATCAAATCGCGCTGGTGCTGGGCGAGTCCATTCACGACGACAAGACATTCACCGCCGCTAACTACCAAGACGCAGCGGGCAACCTCTACGCAGTATGCAGCACTGTTGCTAAGCCTATCTTCGCAGCCAAGGCAGGCCAGCCGCTACAGGCCCCCAGCTTTGCCCCTGACGCAGACCTAGAGGCCGCAACTAGGGCACAGTCGCTGCTAGTTATCGAGGACCGCACAAGCGATAGCCCGGTGCCGGTGCAAGCAGGGCCTGACCATATCGCCGTGATCCTCGACACCCGCTTCGGTGAGGCGCAGGAGCATATCGCGAGCATGGGGCTAACGCTGGTGCCGAGTGAGGAGGGGGTATGACCGAGTACATAACCGTCGCCGAGATGGACGCCCTGGGCAATGCGACCTGGGATGCGCTCGATGCCGCCGCAAAGGACCGTGCCGTGGCTCAGGCCAACGCCTGGCTCTCTGCTCAGTCGCTGAGGGAGTGGGACACGCAGCCCGAGGCCATCACTCAGGCCGCTCAGCAGCTCGCTCTGCTGGCCGGGGAAGGCCGGCTGTATGCCGATGCCAGCACCGGGACGATCAAGCGTGAGCGCGTCAAGGCGGGCTCTGTCGAGAGTGAGACGGAATACGAAGAGGGCGGCGTAACGGTTCCCGGCGTCATCGCCTACGTCAACGACCTGCTAAAGCCGTGGCTGCGCCGTGGTGGCGCCGTTCGCATGCTGGCGAAGGTGTGATATGGGCCTGACGACGATTGACGCCAAGCTGGCGGCGGCGTTCTCCGGCCCGCTGTCCAGGGCGGTGGAGGCATTCACCGCGACCCGCGAGGTGGCCGGCGAGTACGACCCCGTGACGGGCAGCACCACTACCACGCTGGCCTACACCGGGCGAGGTGTGTTTGCCGGCTATCGGGCAGAACTGGTGGACGAGCAGCACATCCTCGGCACCGACGTAGAGCTGACCGCGCTGCAAAACGAGGCGACCGAAACCCCGCAGGTAGACGACACCATCAACGGCATGACGGTCGTGCGGGTGCAGCAAGACCCCGCCGCCGTGACCTGGGTGCTGCAATTGAGGGTGACGTAATGGGCTGGAGCAGATCGCTCGCCGGCTTTGCCGACGAAGTGGAGGCCACGTTGGGCGAGCGGCAAAAGCAGATGGTCATCTTTGCCCTCCAGCAGCTTATCCAGCACTCGCCCGTAGACTCTGGCGCCTATCGTGGCTCGCACTTCGTCACGCTCAACCGCCGCGACAACATCACCGTGCCGGAAAGCGGCCCTGATGAGGCCCTGAGGCGGGCCGAGATGGTGCTGGATGCCGCCATGGGCCAGCCGTTCAAGCGGGTCTACATCCAGTCCAACATCGCCTACGGTGAGCGCATCGAAAACGGTTGGTCCCAGCAGGCGCCCGGCGGCGTGTATGCGGTGGCCACCAACTCCACACGGGAGCGGTTCCGATGACCTTTGAGGAGATCCGCCTGGCGGTCGAGTCGCGCATGGTGGAGTGGGATGGCGTCCCGGTGGCCTACGACAACGCGCCCACCCCGCCGAGCGTGCAGGCCGCTATGGATGCCAAGTCCCCTTGGGTTCGCCTGACCATCAACCACGGGGCCAGCAACATCGCCGCGCTTGGCTCGGACCCTGAAACCCGCCGCACCGGGCTGATTCAGTGCCAGGTGTTCACCAACGTGCGCATCGGCAGCAAGCCCGCCGCCGACACCGCCGACTCCCTCGCCACTCACTTGCAATACCAGCGGCTCGGCAGGGTGGAAACCCTGGCCGCCTCCGTCCAGCGCATCGGGCCGTCCGATGGCTGGTTCCAATACAACCTCTCCATCCCCTTCCGAGCTGACTAAGGAGCCCAACCATGAGTTCAGGCGCCCAGATCATCACCTATCTTGTCCCCGAGACGGTTCCAGGCGAGACGCCCACCCTTCCTGAGTGGCAGACCCTGCGACTGACCGGCAACACCCTGACGCCCAGCGTCAACGTCGAGCAGTCTAGCGAGATCCGCGATACCCGCATGAGCGGCGGCGGCATCATCACCAGCCTCGACTACCAGGGCGACCTGAACTTCGAGTTCAGCGCCGACACCTTCGATGACCTGCTGGAAGCAGCGTTCTACGGCACCTGGGACGCCGATGTGCTGGAGGTGGGCAGCGACCGCCACACATTCACGGTGGTCAAGGGGTACAAGGATGTCGATGTCTGGACGACCTTCACGGGCGTCCACATCGGCCAGATGAGCCTGGAGATTCCCGAGGAGGGCCGCATCACCGGCACCTTTACGGCGATGGGGCTGGGTTACGAAGACGCCGACACCAACCCGACAACCGGCGACACCATCAACCCGCCGACGACCACCATCCCGATGGGCTCTGCGACCTCCGTGGGCGACATCGAGATTGACGACACCCCGCTGGCCGGCTCGGCTTGTATCTCGGCCATGACCCTGAGCATCGACAACACCATGCAGGTGCAGCGGTGTCTCGGCAAGGCAGGCCCTGGCGCTCTGATCGCCACCCGCGCCAACATCACCGGCACCGTCACCATGGCGTGGTCGCAGCAGGCGTGGACCATCTGGAAGAACATGTTGACCCGCGATCCGATCAAGCTGACCTTCCCGCTGACGGATGGCGTCAATACCTATGTCTTCGAGATCCCCGAGGCCGAGCTGGATGGCGACCTGCCGGATGGCGGTAACGAGGACATCGTTCAGGTGGAACTCAACCTGATGGCCCGCAACACCCCGGTTAAGGTGACGCGCTCCACCGTCACCCCGTAACGGTTAGGGCTGGCTCGGCGCTGTCCGTCGCTGGGCTGGCCCGCTTCAACGGACACACGGACAAGGACAATCGATATGGCGTTCAACGCTCAACAGAATGACGTTCGCAAGTTCACCGAAGGCACCTGGGTTGACCTCTACGGCGCCCGCTGGCGGGTGGCCCGCGCCGGCAACCCGCGCTATCTGGAGGCGCTGGAGCGCCACGGCAAGCGCCACGCGCAGAGCAAGGCCGAGGAACAGCGCGCTCTCATGCTGGCCATTGCCGAGGGCATCCTGCTCGGCTGGGAGGAGGTGGTGGACGCCAACGGCGAGCCCATCCCCTACAGCGTGGACAACGCCGCCGAGGTGCTGGCCGACAACCCCGAGGTGGTCAACGCCCTGCTGGCCGAGGCCAACCGTGCCGAGAACTTCCGCCGAGAGGATGTGAAGGCTCAGGCAAAAAAGCCGCCGACGCGCTCGCGTACCGACTGAAACACGACGGGCGCGAGACCAAGCTATCGGTCATCGCCCAGAAGCTCGGGCTGGCCGAGAAGCTGAAGGCGCCCGAGATCGATGAGCGCACCGACTTTTGGCTCTACCTGTTCGAGCTGCTGTCGCCCTCCCGCACGGCTGACTATGGCCGTGCCCTGCCCATCCCGCTGACCGAGGTCAAGGCGCTGGCGGACATGATGCCGCTGCCCTGCGAGCCTGACGAGCTGATTGGCGTCATCCGCCATATGGATATAGCCTTCCTTGACTACGCCAATGGGAGGAAGGGCAAATGAGAGCATGGATTGTGATGGCGGCAGTTGTACTCGCAGGGTGCGCATCCACGGCGCCGACAAAGCCGCTAACGGCATACACCGATGTCGAACTATGCGACCTGTACAGTAGGGGCAAGGATGCCGAGGTGCGGCAGGAGGTCAAGCGGCGCGGCATCATTCCCGAGCGTGAGTGGATGGATATTGATGCCGGCGTCGTCCACATCGGAAATAGCGCCATGTCGCTGGCCTGCACTCGCGGGCTGCCCAGCCACCCCGGCGGGATTCATAATTCCGTGGGCTCATGGGGCGTCAAGTCGCAGTGGGTATACCGAAGATGCCCAGGGTGCGCCGCCGCCTACGTCTACACGGAAAACGGCGTCATCACAGGCTGGCAGAACTAGCCGCCCGAACCCAACCAGGCCCCGCCATCGAGCGGGGCTTTCTTTTGCCCGATGCTGAGGTGACGCATGGCCTACCAGTCCCGCCTAGAACTCGCCGTCGATAGCCGTTCGGGTGAGCAGTCCCTGCGTCGCTTTCGTGGCGAGCTGAATCAGACTGAGCGGCAAGGCACGCGCTCTTTCGGCAACCTGCGCGGTCTCGCGCTTGGCTTTGCCGGCGCTCTATCTGCCATCGGCGTGACCACCGGCATCAGGGCCAGCATCTCGACCATCGCGGACTTCCAGGCCGCCATGAACGGGCTAGCTGCCGTATCGGGTGCCACGGCTGACCAGATGGCCACCCTTGAGGGGCAGGCTCGTACCCTGGGTGCCACCTCGCAATTCAGTGCCCAGCAGGCCGCCGAGGCGCAGCGATTCCTGGCCCAAGCTGGCTTTGAGGTCAACGAGGTGCTGGGCGCCACGCCCGGCATCTTGCAGCTTGCTACCGCAGGCAGCCTCGACCTCGCCTCCGCTGCGGACATCGCCTCCAACGTGCTTGGCGGAATGCGGATGGAGGTCAGCGAGCTATCCCGCGTCAGCGATGTGCTGGCCGCTACGGCGGCCCGTTCGAACACCACCATCCAGCAGCTCGGGCAGGCACTTAGCTTCGCCGCACCCTTCGCGGCGAGCGCCGGCATCAGCATCGAGGAGGCCGCCGCGGCCATCGGCAACATGTCCGACGCCGGCATTCAGGCGTCCCGCGCAGGCACGGGGCTGGTGGGCGTCATCCGCCAGCTCTCCAACGTCACATCGGGCGGCGAAGCGGTGCTGGACAAGTACAGCCTGAGCATCGAGGACGTGAGCATCGAGGCGCACGGGCTCGGGCAAGTGCTGGAGACGCTGCGCGAGGCCAACCTTAGCACCGCTGACGCCCTGGCCCTGTTCGGGTCTGAGGCGGGCGCCGCCGCCCAGGTGCTGGTCAGCGACTACCGGGGCGCCGTGGAGGGCGCCACGGGCGAAGCCGAGCGCATGGCCAACCAGATGGAACATGGGCTGCTGCCAGCCTTCAAAGGGCTAGGCTCTGCTGTGGCCGAGGCGACCTTGCAGATGGGTGATAGCGGCCTTGCTAGCGCCCTGGAAACCCTCGTGCGCACTGCTACGGGCGTGGTCAGCTCCATCAACGGCATGAGCGACGAGTTCAATGCGGCCAACGGCATTACCGAGCGCCACAACGCGGTCATTCAGACGCTGACTGGCTCGCTGCAAGTGCTGGCGGCCCTCGCTGCTGGCCGGCTGACGGTATCGCTGGGCACGGCCACCATGGCGCTGGGAGCCAAGACGGCGGCAGCGGTGGCGGCTAATGGGGCGGTGGTGACGCTGACGCGCTCGCTGGCGCTGCTCGGTGGCCCTGCCGGCATCCTGATCGCCGCCGGGACTGCCGCCTACCTGTTCCGCGACTCCATCAATTCGACCTCCCGCGCCGCCAACCGGGCGAAGCAGGAAATCGACAACCTGACCGCCTCCATCAACCTCAACTCCGAGGCGTCGATTCGCAGCGGCATTGCCGACCTTGAGCGCAAATTGGTCGAGGTGCAGGCCGAAGCGGCGCAGGCATCCGCCGAGCTTGACCAGGCACGGCTTGAGATGACCGACCAGGCCGCCGACGCGGCGCGTGGTTCGGGGCAGGCGTACAACCAGGCCAAGGCCAAGGCGGACGAGTACCGGGGCGCCATCAGCGGGCTCAAGGGCGAGCTGGAGCAACTCACCGCGCAGGAGGATAGGCTGGCCGAGGTCCGCGCTCTTGGCATCACCACCACGGATGGACTGGACGACTCGACGCGGGAGCTGACCACCAGTATCGGCAGCCTCGCCGCCGGCACCTCCGACGCGACTCGTGAGATTGACGAGATGCGCCGCGCCTTCGAGTCGCTGATGGATAGGCTGTTCCCCCTGGAGGCACAGCAGCGCCGCTACCGCGAGGAGCAGTTGCTGCTGACTCAGGCGTGGAACGAGGGCACGATCAGCGCCGAACGCTATACCGAGGCCATGCGCCGGCTGGAGCAGGCACAACTGAGCCAGCAGACGCCAGGCCAGGCATACGGCGGTGCCGGCTTTGGCTCGCAGATTGGCGACCCGATGAGCGGAATGGGCGCCATGGGCGAGGATGGCTATTGGGACCAGTGGCTCGAAAGCGCAAGAACGGCGCTGACCGACTTCGACCAGATGGCTGCCAACACCGCCGAGAGCTTCCAGCGAGGCTTCGGCAACGCCTTCGAGTCGATGATCATGGACTCGAACTCTCTGCGCGATGCCGCCCACCAGCTCTTTGATGGCATGGCCCGCACGATGATCAATGCGCTCGGGCAGATGATCGCCCAGTGGATTAGCTACCAGGCGGTACAGATGGCGACCGGGCGCAGTGCCGAGGCCGCCGCCATTGCCGGGGCTACCGCAACAGGCGCCGCGATTGCTTCCGCCTATGCACCCGCAGCGGCAGCGGCATCGCTCGCCAGCTTCGGCGGCAACTCTGCCCCTGCCATGGCCGGCATCGCTGCGACGCACTCACTGAGCCAGACCATGGCCCTCTCCGGCATGGCCCACGATGGCATCGACCGCGTGCCCAAGGAGGGCACCTGGCTGCTCGACAAGGGTGAGCGTGTCGTCAGGCGCGACCAGGCCGACAAGCTCGACGCCTTCCTCGACCGTCAAGGTGGTGGTGGCGAGTCAAGCGTCAACGTGAAGAACGTCAACGTATTCGACAGCGCCGATGTGCTGAATCAGGCCATGGCCGACACCGAGGGGCAGAAGGTCATGCTCAACTACATCAAATCCAACCGCTCCGCTGTGCGCGGCGCTCTGGGCGTGTGACCATGGTTTACGGACTACCCGACGACGCGCCTATCAGAGCCTGGCCGTTCGTTGTGTCGGCGCCCATCAACAGCAGCGCGATACAGGAGCGGCTGCAATACCTGACCGAGATCCAGACGAGCCGCAGCGGGCGGGAGTTCCGCCTGGCCCGCCGAGCCACACCACGCAAGCGCCTGAGCTTCGCCGCCGTGCTGAGCGAGGGCGAGCTGCCGTTGTGGCAAGGGTTCATCCATGATGCCCTGACGCACAATCTGGTGATCCCGCAACATGTCATCAGTGTGCCGCTGGAGTCGTTTCTGCCCGCCGGCTCCGAGTCAATTGCTCTGGCTCAGGTGCCTGAGTGGGTGGTTGACGGGATGGCCCTTGTGCTGGGCGATGGGCTGCGCCGCGAGGCTGTGATTGCCGAGCAGGTGGGAGCCGGCAGCATTGATCTGGCACAGCCTACGCAGCGAGCCTGGCCGGCTGGGACGCCGCTCTATGCAGGGCTGGTGGGCGTGCTTGATCAGGCGCATCAGGCCGAGCTGGTCGCCCCTGATGTGGCGTCCGTCACGGTGGGCTTCCGTGTACGCCCGCTAACCGAGGCCGAGCCCGAGCCGCCCGCCCCCGAGGTCGTGTTCGATGGCCGGGAGGTGCTGCTGGCCCGCCCCACATGGTCAGGCCCGTTGTCACAGGCATTCAGCCGTGACGTTGATGAGCTGGACTATGGCACCGGCCCGATTGCTCGATATTCCGCCGTGCCCTTCGCCCACGATGTGATCCAGGCCCGCTATGTGCAGGCGCACGCTGAGGCGGTGCTTGACACCTACCACCGGGCCAGGGGCCGGCAGGGCGAGTTCTTCACGCCGACATGGATGCCCGATCTGCGCCTGCGTGGCGATGTCTCGGGGTCATCGCTGCGTGTGCGTGGGCCGGAGGTGGCCGAGCGGTACAGCGGCAGTCTGACGCACCGCGCCGTGTTTGTGCATCTGCGTGACGGCCAGA